CCAAAAATCGCTGACATTATTAGGAATGGGAGTGCCACTAAGAAGCCAAACGCGATCAGCGAAACGAACAAGACCATCGCCACGACAGTACTGACCATATATATACTTTGTACGCTTAGCAGTGCGGTTCTTGAGATAATGCGCTTCGTCAATGACGAGAACGTCTGGCTCCAACTTTGCGATTTCATTGCGCGTCTCCTTCGATTGAACAAGTTTGTCGTAGCTGTAGACAAGAACGGTACGTTCTACCGTACCCCACTTCTCGAACTCACGACGCCAGTTGATCTTGGCGATAGCAGGGCAAACCACGACGACCTTTGTCAGGCCGAGCATATCACACGCTGCGATAACTTGAAGCGTCTTACCAAGGCCCTGCTCATCGGCAAGGAACGCGGCCGGGTTCTTACAGAGAAAGTCTGCGCCGACCTTTTGATACTCGAACAGGTGTTCCATCTTCTTCCCTCTCGGCGGCGTAGCAAGCCAGAAGCGCAGCTTCAGCCCGGCCGTCGTCCTTTTTCCGTGCGAAGAGATGGGCGTAATCCGGGAACAACTCTTGTGCCCGCTGCCGACTACCGTCCTTCCCTCCGAACGTGCGCATAGATTTAGTCCAAGTCGCAGGCGGGATCAACTCAAAAGGTACAGACAATCCCGCAAGCACGCCTTCGACAATGCCCGCTGCCCGGCCAAAGCTGAACATCGAGGACACGCCTTGGCCCGGCATGGCGTGGACTTTTTCTATGAGAGCAGAAGTATCGGGGGTGACACGATCACGTAAAGCATCGGCCAGCATGTGCGCGTCAACCTGATTGACGACACGCGGCCCGCGCTTGACCTTGAGTGTAGGCATGTCGATGATGACAAGTTCTCGGCTATCCTTATCCAGAATAGCAACAGCCCCGAACGCGCCGGGGTCTATACCCATGAACTTCATGGAGAGTATCTATATTATTAGAAGCTAGTCCGCAAGTTACTGCGTGGCCCCAAAGACTTACGGTGGCGAAGCCCGTCGGGTTTGTGGCGACGCTTCGCTTTCGGCTGTGGCCGCCACGTCTGTTCTTTAACGCTAGTCTTCTTGGCCATTACTCGCCTTTCGTATAGACTTTATAGTCGCCGGGATCGGTGTACTGAGTGCCGACAGGAAGTGCGTCGTATTGTTCTTGGCTCTTGATAAGAGGCGCTTCGCTAAGTTGACGCAGTAGTTCAGGCGCAGCCATACCTGTGTTGGCTTTGACTTCCCGATTTAGAACCATCTTCTCTTCGCGTTTCATACTCTTAAAGCGACGAAGCAGACTAAGTTCTGGGTTCTCGGCGTTAAACTTAGCGACGGCAGCTTCGCGTGCCTTAGTATAAATTTCTTTAATTGCGGCTGACTTACCGATGTTATCAAGGTTCTGGTATTCAGGGGACTGCAACATCGGTGCGATCCCGCGCTCAGCGATAACACCGAGATCGCGGTTAATAAGTCGGTCGATTGTAAGTTCGCCTGTTTTCGATCCGATGTCATACGCCGTAAGACCAAGACGATCTAATTCACTTTCGACAATGTTCTTAGCCGGACGGATCGTAGCCCCAAGAAGCTGACGCAACGCGGGGTCTTCAGTGGTCATTGGCCCTTCGCGTGTCGGGCTTTCTGCGGCAGGAAGCCCAAGCGCACGCTGCGCACCGGGAACTGGACGCAGCAAAGTGCCAAGGGCGCTGTCCTTGGCGTCACGATACACCGCTTCTTCCGGATTATACTGAGCGTAAAAATCCTTAAATTGCTGGAACGGTGACAAGAAGCCGGACCCCACATCCGCCAACCAGTTTTTAGCAATCCGCACGGCTTTATCTGGATCGCCGTTTACGTTACCCAAATCCTTAAACAACTGATCGGTAACATATAGACCCGTGCCTGCGCGGAACTGAGCGCCGCTCAAACCTTGAAGCAAGTCTTTTGTTGGCTCCTTAAAAGCCTGATCGAGAGTATCGTCTTGGCTACGCTTGATAAGATCAGCGACCAAAAGGTAAGGGGCCGCAGGGAAATACGGACGAAGATCGACTACCCGGCCGTCGGGCAGTTTACCTTCGTACCATTTTTCCCCAGCATTTTCGCTGTTGCGGAACTGGTACGCGCCGTATAACATCGACGAGCCAACAACCGCTTTTGATAAAGTGGATACATCACCCTTGGCGATCTTTTCCCATTCTGATTTGGTAAGGAGTTTACCAAATGCGGCGGGGCTATAGTCGAACTGGAACTTCATGGCGTTCATCATGAAGCGCGGGAACGGCATAACAGTTGTGCCTACAACCTTAACAGCCGTGCCAAGTTTACCCATTTTATCAAACGCTTTACCAAAAGCATCCGCGACTTCTGATCGAGCGGAATAAGTAAAGCCAAGAGTATCGTCTAATGCCTTAGCCCAAGCATCTTCCGGGATAAGGTTAAGCGTCTCGTTTTGCACAAGATCGTCAAAGTTAAGACCTCGCTTGGTCGCTTCCCGGCGCAGCATAACGGGCAACACGGCTTTACGTGTGGCCGTTTCAGATACGCGGTTAAGCAAGTTAGCAATATCGACGGCCTTTTCTACTTTTGAAAACGCGTCGTTTTTGGTTACACGGGATACGTCAGCGGCAAATGTAGCACCTAGTTCTTTGTAAATTTTAGGCTGAATGTTTTTGAGTTGTTCGTAGAACTTTGCATTCTGAGCAGGCTTGAAGCGATCTGTAATTAAGGCAAAGGCGTCCATCGGATTAACACCGACTTTTTCTTTGCGGAACGGATTGATCGCGGCGTTGATCGCGGTATCCGCCAAGTTAGTCGCCATGTCTATGGGAACCCGAACCGCCGTCGAGATGTTGTTACGCATCGTTGTGGCGACGTTCGACACCAACGCGCCACGGTAAGCGTTTGTAAGACGGTCCCACATGCCGAGATCATCGGCCTGCTCAAGGCCCAGCTTAGCAATCTCTCCCGTTTCCTTATCTACATAGCGACTGGCAATACTTGCGGCTTGGAATGTACGACCTGCTTCGCGCAAACTTTGCCGCGTTCCAGAGAATAGTTCTGTCAAATCAGCGGTGTCGAGATTGTACTTCTTAACAAGTTCCGATACTTGTTCTTCAGGAAGTGTACCCGCTTGGAAATGGCGGTAGAAAAACTCGGAAAATGGCATATCTGCGGGGCGTTGAAGCCCAGCAAGATTGCTGTAATCTGCGGCAAATTTCATAACGCGTTCGGTGCTCGGAACAGTCGCAACAGGTGTCGTCTGCCCCTTTGTTTCCATGCCCTTTAGCGCGGCTACCCCTTCAGTTTCTACAGACGGCGGGAGAAGTGTAGCTGGATTAGGGGCCTTAACGATAGCTTCCATTTCCGGCGTTAACTTAACGCCAGCGTTTTCTGCAATATTTTCGACAACTTTTTTACCAGCCTTACCCGTACCACGCCCACCGGGGATGATACCGAGAATAGCAAGCGAACCCAATCCTGCTGCCGACCCGTATTCGCCACGCTGGTACGCACCTTGTGCGTTAATAAGCGGCTCTTCAACGCCAAGCGGCGTGAAGGTGTCGAGAAACGACGAGATATTGTTGGCGAGTTCCGCACCAGCACGAGTATCCGGCGTGATCGCTTGGGCGATCTTTTGCGAAGTCGTTTTACGAGCAGGGGCAATCGTAGCGATAGGCTGGCCGGGCTTAATCTTCGCCACTTCCTTGCGGTAAGTTTGCGTAAGATCAGGCTTCGGCGCACCGCCGAAACCAAGCAAATCAGCGATACTCGGCGATGTTGGGGCTTTAGCCATCTACAATCCTATTAGTTGCCGAACATCCGTTGGTTTGTTTTGGGCGCTAAGAGAGTGGAAAAATCTTTTGCAAAATCCGATTTACTTGCTGGTGTGCCAAGATCGCCCTTTGTGTAGGGAATGTATCGTTCTTGCGTTGGGTTCCACCGATACCACCCAGTCTTACCGTCGACGGTCCGATACTGCGGTTGTCCTGTAGATTTACCGCCAGAGCGAGAACCATCACCCCGGACAGGCGGCTTGTTGATACGTGCCACTCGTGCAGGTGTAAGATCGTTGACGTTGAATGACGTGATAACTTCACCCGTATCTTTATTGATAAGAGTTTTGGTAACGCCTTGGTCGATAACCGCCGTCTCAACCTTATTCGGAAGTTGCGTATCAACGGTGATGAGTTCGCCGCTTGGATCAGAGTAGACCGCGACCTTGTTGCCCTGCGGCCCGTCAAGAATTTGAAACAACTGGCGGTTGCCCGCCACGCGGCTTTTAACAATATCAAACGCCGTATCAATGTCTGAATTAGCCAGAAGACCTTGCAGATTTTCGGGAACCGTAGACGCGTACTGATCAATGAACGCACGCTTCTGCTGCTCTTGCTGCGCCTTTTGCGTAAGCTGCGCGATCTGGTACTGAGCGTTTAGTTTCTGCATCTGCTGCTGGCGCACATTTTGGAGAACAGCACTTGGGTCTGTTGCACCACGGCTACCAGCAGCTTGAAGAACTTGACCAAGTGCGCTGATCTTTTCGCCAGTTGACAGTTTACCAATACCGCCGCGAAGAAGCGTCTGCATATCCTGCACATACTGCGCAGTCGGCGAAAGCTGAGGTGCTACCGGAGCGGCCGGAGCCGCGACAGTTATCGGGGCGGCAGGCGGAATAACGCGAGGGGAGACAGCCGCGCCACCCGGTGGAGTGCGGTTCGGAACGACTGAACGCATTAGGATTTCCATCGGGGTTGGCATCTGGTTAACCCTTCTTACTTAAACAGATCGAGAATGGTTCCGACTGTCGAGGCAGCGGAACCGATCTTGCTCAGCGTGCTTTGACCCGGCTGGGTAACCGTCTGCGTAACTGGGGACGGAAGACCCTGCGCGCCCATAAGCAGCGTCTGAAGCTGCTGCTGCGGGAAGCCACGCTGCGCTTGGAAGTCCTGATAAGCAAGTTCAAGATTACGCTGAGCCATGTCACGCTGCGTTTGGCCGACACCTTGAAGCATAGCAGCATAAGCCTGCTGATTGCCAAGAGCCTGCTGGCCGTAACCGGACAGGGCGGCTGCACCCGCAAGCTGCTGTGCTGGCAGACCTTGTGCAAATCCAGCGGCTTGCGTGTACCCACGATTATAGAGATCAGCCAACGTCTGAGCCGTATTCAAATCCTGTTCGGCTGCAAGCTGCGCTTCATAGACGCCACGGCGTTCGTTACCGAATGCCTTCGATGCGGCCATCTGGGCCTTGGTCGCAGCGTCACGCTCGGCGCGGTTCTGTGCAAGTCGGGCCATCGTGGCGTCGATGACGTTGGTCTGGAACGGGGACATAAACCCAGACACATCTTGCTGAAACTGCTGCGGCGTATAACCGGCTGCACGCTGAGCGACCTGTGTGGCTTGCTCAAGCTGCGGCATCCCGACTTGCTGGGTGGCAGCGCGGGTAGCAACACCAAACGCTTGCTCTTCCGCAGGACGGAAGCCAGCGATACGCGGACCGCCATAGGCTTGGTAAGGAATGGACGCAACTTGCTGCGCAGCTTGGTAGTTACGCGCCAAAATATCCTGAATAAAAGGATTTAGCGCCTGTGTAGTAGTAGTTGTAGTCGTCGCCATTATAACCCCCAAGTGGCCGCGCCACTAATTCCTTCGGTTTTACCACAAAACAAAATAGATTGACAGCCCATTACTACTGCACTTGCATCACTGACAGAAGGCACGATGGCCCAGATGGGGCAAATCCAGTCGCAGCGGAGGCATGAAGCTCAAGGTTCGTGCTATCGGCGGCCCACATCAATTCAATATAATCGCCCGCAACCAAGGAAAAGAAGTCATCCCTGCCTGACGCCATATGGCCGCCGTTGATGTCGCTCGTTGACAAGAACGCGCTTGCGGAAACATCAACGCCATTTTTCCTGAACCAAAAATACACGGTTTTTGCGCTGGCGTTGTTGGACAGAACCGTGAAGTGGGCTGAGAAATTATAGATGCCAGCTTCCTCTACAACAATCCGAGATGCAGGAGAGCCGATTGAAACTTTGTTGCTTTCCTCGGTTGTGTCGAACGTAATCGCGTAAGCCGTATTCGTCGCGGCAGGAGATACGCTGGTCGTCTTCTTGAACTGGCCGTAGAAGCCTTCATAAATCAGCTTTGCTGGCGCATAGATGCCAACGTCCTGACCCTTCTCATAAACGCCATTCGAGAAAAGTTCGATCAGGCGGTTGCGCTGCGCCTCATATGAAGGGTTATAATCGCCGGGAGGTGGCGGTAGTTTAAGGCTCATCGACGCCCACCCGGAATTGCATTAAGGCGCTGCGTCCCAACACGCCAATCAGATGGCGTTGTCGTTGTCACGCGCATCTTAATCTGCCGCCCGTTAAAGCGAACTGATGTTGGCTGGGTCAAGCTATACGGACCGTAAGTTGTCTCTTCGCTTGTCGGATAATAGCGCGTTTTAAATGTCGCGGAAACACTACCAAGATTACGCTCGTCTGGTATCATCTCATTGATGTACATTATGTTGTCGCCTTGGCCAATCTGGAACGGACCAGTCTCAGCATACGGCAACGCCGTATCGTAGTTTAGGCCAACTTCATGGTCGTAGATGTAGCCATTTGCCCCGACCATAATCGGGTTGCGGAAGACGCTACGGTCTGTGCCACAGGTGCGGGCCAACGTCCCAATCGTCCAATGGTCCTCAACGTAATCCCACGCAACGTAGCTGTCGTTTTCGTTTGAGTTGGCGGATGGATAGAACCACCACACTTCGTTATATTGCGCGTTGTTAACAGCGTAAACCTTGGAGATTTGGTTCGTATTGATGTTGTTGAAGACGTAATCATAAACTTCGCAAGGCAGTGGCTTAACGTAACCATCATACATATGGAAACCGCGCTGCCCCATCCAGACGGCAGCGTTATCAAGAACGGCCACCGCATTTGCAGAGATGACGCCACAAGCACGACCAGCAATTTCAGCCGTATATACAAATGGCTGGCCGGCATATGTCAGGACGTGCGCGTCAATATCAGTCAGGATAAGGTTCTGGCCGCGAACACGCTTGGCGCAAATAATCTTACCTGTTGTCTGAAGGTCAACGGAACCAGCAAGGTTTGTAGATGCCGCTGTCCAAATCGTGTTGTTTTCAAGATCAGACCACGCAACGCGGCGGCTATTCCCAGACGCGCCCAATGCAAACATTGAGCGTTCAGCGGTGACAAGAAGCCCCTGACAGCTTGTCGGAGCGTTTGTGATTACAGCAGCCTTTGTTGGCGTAGATGCGTCCAACTGCCATTCGTATAACTTGCCGTCAGATGTCGAGCAGCCGACGAGATACTCACCCCAAGTGTCAAAACTCCAAGTCGTCGCGGCTGTTACAGAACCAGCATCAGGGCGAGGTGTTCCGTAATAGCCAGCACTATAGTTGCCAATCCCGTAACCAGCGCCTGTAGAAGCATCGTCAGACCCCGCAGTAAAGCCTACTGGTGTAACGTCCACCAAGCCACTGGATTGTGTCATAACATACAGCTTAGAGGAAGTACCAATTCCCGCAAACCGAACGCCAGCGTTTGTCTTCCATGTAATTAGGCCACGAGCCTTGCCCGTCAGGGTTCCGTTACCTCGGCGTTCCCATCCACCAACAGGCCCCATCGCGCCTTCTATCCAGCGGACAAGGTTAACGTCATACCAGCGTCCTGCTGACTGAAGTTCAGTACCGTTGCGATAAACGCCCGGTGGGATGCTGATAGGAATTAGCGCCATGTTATTTTCCGTGCGTAGCCTTACGTCCTTATATCACTTCTTGGGAATTTTTACAGCCTCTTCCCATGCTTCTACCGTTAAACGATGGCGTAGAGCGCAATCCCCATACTTGGCGATTATATCTACTTCCCATACGGCCCGTTCTGGATCGGTTAACGTAGATGGGGGACTAGGTAAAGGTGGGCAATTACTTGCTAGATTGGCTGGCGGCAACGGCATTGGCACGATTGACACCGCCTTCGAGCAACCCGTAAACACGAGCATCAGGAGCACAGCTAGGATCAGCAGCAGGAAGCGTTTTGTAAATCTCACGGATCGTCTGCTTTTCTCCGGCGACCACCACATCGGTTTTATCCCGTTCGGTTTGGTAAAGCGAAGAAATCTCATCTATCTTTCCTTGCATCTGCTGGCGTTGCTTTTCAGCTTTTTCCAGAGCCTTGGAATACGCGGCATCACATTGCCAGTCTTTGACCTTCCACCCGGTGGCAACGCCAATAACAAGAGCGCCTGCCGCCACATAGCCCATGATCGGATTAAACGGGAGCATTTGCCAAACACCCTTTCATGAGAACCAAGAGTAGAACTTTTTGGTCTTGGCCTTGCGGTCAGAAATTCCGTGGCTGCCACCATTTATGCGCTCTGTCAGTGCAAGGATGGCGGCGTCGTTTACACCTTGGTCGCAAATGGCCCACAGTTTGTTCTTGTCGAAGAACCACAAGGCGCTCTCAAAAGCTAGTTCTGTGGCGACGAGATCGGGGTTCGTCATGATGTCAGGACGATTGATATAATTTGCAAACGCTTGGTAGTTAGCCTTGCCAGTTAATTGCAAGGCCCCTCGTCCTTTGTATGCGAAACCTTCCCCAGACGCTTCGTCACCATTGCCCATGCGGTTTGCATATGCCCGATTAGCAATCTTTTTTGGCTGTCGTTCATACGCTCTAGCCATTGCATCAGTAGGGAAATATTTTCTAAAAATAC